CCAATACTTACTGGAGATCAAATAGTAATTAACAGTGACAGAATTATTGTAAGTAGCAGAAATGGTGAAACTATACATTATTCCAAAAAGAGATATGGAATTGTAACAGACAATGAATATACAGTTGATTCACATGGTCAAATAGTAATGACTACAAACACAAAAACAGTGATTAATAGTCCGGCAATATATCTAGGTCAATATGATCAAACAAATGAACCTGCTTTGTTGGGTCAAACAACTGTTGACTTTTTATATGACCTTGCAGATCTAATATTAGATCACGTTCATTGGCAATATCATGAACATGTTACTTCTGTAACAAATACACCACTGGATCAAGCTGGTCAAATAGCAGATTATCCAACACAATTAACCAATCAAATTGCAACTCCTCAAGAAAAATTGAAAGCTTGGAGAGACAGTCTTGATAAAATTTTAAGTAAAAGAGTGTTTTTAACTGGAGGTGGTTATGCTCCAGGAAGAAACGGTGGTTCTATTGAAGGTGGAACTCCTCCAACTGATATTAATGTATTTAATGGAAGTGGTGTTCCTGGAGGTTATAATGGTAAAACAAGAGGGCCAAATCCATCAACTTGGAGTTAATTTATGTATACTTTACCTACACCACCATCATTAAACTTACAAAATCCATTAGGTTCTGTACCAACTCCTAGTTTGCCAAGTATTCCATCACTTCCAAGTGTACCAAAATTGCCTTTAAAAAGAGTGTCTGGGCTTGATTATAAAAAAACATTTACAGAAACTTCAACGTATAAAAATTTAAAACCAAATATACCAACATCATTACCAGCGGTACCATCTATTCCACCAGTACCAAAGTTTTCATTACCATCACCTCCTTCAATACCGTCAGTTCCACCAATTCCTAGTATACCACCTATACCAACACTGCCAAGTGTGTCAAATTTACCTACTGCACCTAGTATTCCTTCAATACCCAAGGTTCCAGTTCCAAATGTACCACCACTATCATCAATTATCAAACCACCTGCATTTCCTACAATACCAAAACTTAAAATTGTTCCTATTGTGCCTGGTACACCGCTTTCAGTACAAGCCTCTATGATAAAACCAAGTTAATTTTGGTAAATAAATAAAACATTTTGGTATATAGTAAAATATAATTATATAACATCAACAAGTATGAAAACACAAGAATTAAAAGAGATAATCAGATCAGTAGTAAAGGAAGAACTTCAAAAGTCTCTTCCAACTCTTATTCCTAATATTTTGAGTGAAATATTAACTGGTCAAAGTAAACCAACGGTTAGTGAAACTGTGGAAAAACCAAAAGTTTCACAAAAACCAACTGAAACAGTACAACCAGTGAAAAAGACATTTAAGAAATATACAAATAATGATGCTTTAAATGCGGTGTTGAATGAAACCGTTGGTGGAGTACCTAGAGAAGGTGCTTATGTAGGACTAATGGGTGCATTACAAAGTGAAGCTTCTAGTGGTATTAATATCAATGAATCAGTACAAATACCACAACAAATAACTCCTGTCAATGAAGAACAATCCAAAGTACTTAATGTCATTAATAGAGATTTTAGAAAATTAATGAAAGCAGTTGATAAGAAAAAGACATCAGGAATTGGTGGTGGTTTAGTATCAATGTCATAATATGAATCCAATTGGTTTAACATTACCTTTAAGATCTGGCATAAATGGGTATTTTGAGCAGTCATATGACACTCTAACCCAGATTAAGGCTAACATCACTAATTTTTTCAACACTAGACCAGGTGAAAGAAGATTTAATCCTCAATTTGGTACAAAATTGTATCAATATCTATTTGATCAAAACATTGAAGGATTTGATGAGATTTTAAAGAATGTTATCAAAGATGATATGAATTATTGGTTTCCAAATGTAATTGTAAATACTGTATTTTTAGATATTACGACCGCTCAAAAAAACAAGAACACTGATAATTATATAATAAACATAAAAATACAATTTACTGTAAACAATCAAACTGATGTACTTGGATTAACTGTAACAAGCAATTTATAACAATATGGCAGAAACACAACCAAAATCCTTTCAACCTCTTAATAAAGATATAAGATATCTTAATAGAGATTTTGCGTCATTTAAAGCTGGTTTGATTGAGTTTTCAAAGAACTATTTTCCTAAAACATACAAAGATTTTAGTGAGAGTTCTCCAGGCACAATGTTTATTGAACAAGCTGCATATGTAGGTGATGTATTATCATACTACATTGATTATCAGTTCAAAGAATCACTGATGCCATATTCTGAAGAACGTAAAAACGTAATTGCATTGGCAAAATATCTTGGATACAAAACTACCCCAACCAAATCATCAATAACTGAAATTGAATTGTTCCAATTGATTCCATCTAAGGTTGACTCTGATGGAAATTATGTACCTGATGAAAAATATTGTCTGTCAATTAGAGAAAACATGGAGTTATTAAACAACTCTAATCAAAATTTTATTATAAGTGAACCAGTTGATTTTTCAGTTGATACTAGATTTTCTCCTAGAGAAGTTAGTGTTTACTCTAGAGATTCATTAGGAGTTCCACAATTTTTCTTGTTAAGAAAAACTGCTAAGGCATTTGCCGGTAAGATTGTAACTAAAAATTTTACTGTTGGTGCTGCTACTCCATACTACAAAATTGTATTAGAAGAAAAAAATGTTGTCAACATAATTTCAGTTGTAGATGAAGATAATAATAAATGGTATGAAGCTGATTATTTAGCACAAGATGTCATCTTTACTGATGTAGATAACTCTCAAGTTACGGATGAAAATTTCTATGTTTACAAAGCAGAGGTATCAAAAATAATAAAATCATTAAAAACTTCAAAAAAGTATACAACTAATATTACTGCGGATAATACAACTTATTTGGAGTTTGGTCCTGGTTTAGATAATTATTCTGATGAAATTGTTTATCCAAATGCTTCTATTGTTGGTATTGGATTGTCAAACATTAGAAACACAGATATTTCATTGGACGGAAGTAATTTCTTAAAAACAAACACATTTGGAGCCGCACCAGCAAATACAGTATTAACTATCAATTATATAATTGGTGGTGGATCACTTTCAAATTGTAACGCAAATGAAATTACTAGAATCAGTTCATATCAATTGTTGAATGATGCGACATCTTTAAATCCAGATGAACAAACATTATTTAATACAGTACAACAAACTTTAAGAGTAAATAATTATACCGCTGCAGTTGGTGGTGCAGATGAAGAATCTGTAGATCAAATCAAACAAAATGCTATTTTGAATTTTACTTCTCAAAATAGATCCGTCACTAAGGATGATTATTTAATTAGAACTTATGCAATGCCACCAAAATATGGTTCAATTGCTAAAGCTTATATTACATCTGATACAGATTTGGTATTGAATTTGAAAAATGATGTATCTGGATTTGTTGATTACAACAATAATACCACTGATACAAATAATTCAGTAGATAATTATTTTAGAAAAATCAATTATGATGTAACCAATCCATTTTCAGTTAATTTGTATGTTCTCGGATATAATGAAAATAAAAATCTAACACAAATTAATGAAGCTTTATTTTATAACATAAAAGAATATTTGAAGAAGTATAGACTTCTAACTGATGGAGTTAATATTATTGATGGGTACATTATTAATATTGGTGTGAACTTTAAAATCCTAACATATAACAATTATAACAAAAAAGAAGTGTTAAATAATTGTATTTTGAAAGTAAAAGACTTTTTTAATATTGATAAGTGGAGTTTTTCACAACCAATTAATTTGAGTCAATTGGAACTAGAAATTGCGAGAGTAGAGGGCGTACAATCTTTAACAAATGTTGAAATTGTAAACTTAACTACAAAAGATGGCAATTATTCACCACATGAATATGACATTTTATCAGCAACAAAGAATAAAATAATATATCCTTCATTAGATCCATGTGTTTTTGAAGTTAAATTCCCTGACATAGATATCAAAGGAAACGTAGTATAATATGCATACATTTTTATATCCACAAAAAGATACATACATAACCAATGAAGTTGGATACGCCGACAAAAACTTTGGTATTGATGAAATTTTGGAATTAAGATCTTATCCACACGTTAAAAAAGATTTGTTGTTATACCAATCTGCGTCTTTGACTGCTTCTTTTTATGATCTATACGTGGCTGGATTTTCTGGATCTGTTAGTGCGTCAAATTTAGATGGTGGCACCGCATATGGATATGGTAATTTAAGATTTCATAGTTCCGCATCTATCACTTTTACCGGATCATTACTTAATAATGCAAAAGGAACTGGTAGTTTTGTTGGTACATTCATTGGATCACCTTTATATGGATTTTCAACATTGAATGGAATTAATTATGGTGAATTTGGATCACAAAATGTTGATTTAACAAATGTTAGTGGTACAATAAGTGGATTTAGTGGAAGTTTTTCAGGCAGCATTATTGAACGTGACTATCCTATTTCTGATTTTAATACATTGATTGGTAATTTCACAGGATCAATTTATAATGCAACTGGTAGTTTAAAAGATTTTACAGGAGAAATATATGGTTATGCCGTGGGTACACAAAGTTTATATTTGCCTTATACATCATATACTAATGTTCCTGATTATAGCAGAATTTTGATTAGATTTGATTTAAATACTATTTCCGCATCTATTGCAAACAGTTCTATAACTAGCAGCGCAAAATTCAATTTAAAATTAAAAGCATCTAGTGTAAGTGAAATTCCTGTAGACTATTCTGTATATGCATATCCTATAAGTCAAAGTTGGACAATGGGGACAGGCAGATATTCTACTGGCGGAAATTTAGTAGGTGCAAGTTGGAACTACAAAAATTATGCGGGTGATAGTGGTTCTTTGTGGTTTGATATAAGTGACAGTCCAGTACCAAATACATCATCATTTGTAAATCAAGGAGGTACTTGGTATGAAAAGGTACCTTTAACATATCAATATAAACCTTCTCCTTTCTGTTCAACTGTTGTAACAGGAAGTTCATTGACATGTTCACAGGCATTTGATTATACAACTTCTGATATCAATATGGATATTACAAGTATTGTTAAAGGATGGTTGTGTGGATGTGTACCAAATGAAGGTATAATTTTGGTAAGTTCACTAGAAACAGTTGCAACAAATGGTATTGATAGTACAATAAAATTCTTTAGTAAAGAAACAAATACAATTTATCAACCTTATATTGATATTTCATGGGATGATAGTGTGTATACAACAGGCAGTATGGTGCCATTGACAGGAATTACACCATATACAATTGTAATACAAAACTTATCAAAAGAATATAAGTTTGGAAGTATTCCAAGAATTAATGTATTTGCTAGAGAAAAATATCCATTAAAGAATTTTACAAAAGGATATCAACAAAACAGCTATTTGAGTTCAAGTTTATTACCATCCGCATCTTATTATTGTATCAAAGATAATGAAAGTGAAAATACTGTGATTGATTTTGATGATAATACTAAATTAAGTTCTGACGGTAATATACATTATTTCAAAATAGACACAACTGGTTTGCCTGTTGAAAGATTTTATAGGATTTTAATAAAAACAACATTTAACAATCAAACTGATATATTTGATAATGGTAATATATTTAAAATAACAAGATAATTATGTCATACCAAAAAGAAATTGAGGATTATGTTAACAATGGCACCTATGATTATAAAGTTGATTCTTTTGGAAACTTTACAATTGATGCCAATAATCCTAGTTTTAATTCAGAGTATATTTCTTTTACATTGAATGATTTTGTTTATGATTCTCAGAAAATTGAACAGTTGAATCAAGTTACATTTCAAGAGTTTATACCTACAGTACAATCTAATACGGTTATTGATATTAATATGAATGATATATTTAATCAACCTGCAGATACTGATCCTGCAACTAATAAACTAACAATTACTGCTGAAAATGCAGATGAGATTCAATATATTATACAAAAGTTACAATCTGAAAGAGATGATGCAAACAAGAAATTAAATGATATAATTTCAAGACTTGAACCACAATGAATTTTCCATATCCAACAGTAACAAATTTTACATCAAGTGTTAACACCGCTTATTATTTTAATGAAACGGATGTTAGTGTATATAAAGTAAACACAAACATAAGTGAAAGTTTCTTTGGTAAGTCAGAGAAAGATGTAGTAGAATTTTCTTATTATAATTTAAGTGGTATACAAAATGGGTGGATATATAAACAACCAAAAATTATTTATATATCAGATGTAGGAAGTTACACTGACGTTGATTATAACAAAGTAAATTACTCATATAGAAAAACAAAGACTGACTATATTAGTCATAAAAATAACTTTTTGATTGATATTCAATCTGATTTCTCTTCATCAAATGTATTTGATGGTCAACACGTTGCATCTTATAATTTTCTAAGAAACGTTGCTGGTAATCAATCATTTCCATTAATCATTTCTGAAATTTCTCCGTCAAGAACTGAATTGAAATTGGTACCCGCATTCAATAAAGTACCAAAAACAGATGAAGAATTATATCAAAATTTGTATTATGAATCATTTATTAGAAAATTAGTATTGGTAAATGACATCACTGATACATTAAATTCACAATTGTTTAATTATAACTGTGATTCTACATATAAATCCACATTACAAACTTCTCCAGAATCAATTGATACATTCAAAAAATCATTTGGTTTTAAGAGTGATCAAGACGCAATAACTTTTATAAATAACGTCTATAATGGTATTGATTCTTCTACAGTTGAATTGTTTAATAAAATTACATTCAAAAATTTATTTGGTGTTAAAAATTATATAAAATATTGGTTGTATACGTATTCACAAAATATTATCACGTTTAATGATTTGTATGTTCAACTTAAGTATGT